CCAAGGCTCATGGAATAAAAGTTTCCCAAGTTAGGTTAAAGAAGTAGGATTATTAACCCCCGTATGGTATGGTTAGATTGTAAACGAGAGAGGAAATGCAAATGTCATCAGTAATCGAAAAGGTAAAAGTTCAGCCAAAGGTGGGCGACATTCTTTACTCATCATGGGGCTATGACCAGACCAACATTGAATTCTTCAAGGTGGTCAAGGTCAGCGATTTCTCCGTGTGGATTCAAGAAGTTCGTTCAGAGATTGTAGAAATTACAGGCTGGGCGCACGAAAAGGTGATTCCAACTGATTCTTCAGATTATCAGGTTCGTGACTGGGATAACCCAGGCGCATATATCACAAAGACTTATCCAATCCAACGCAAGAAGATTCAGTATTTCAGTTGGGATTCTGACGAGATTTATTATGTCTCGTTGAACTCTTTCTCACACGCTAAGTTGTGGGATGGAAAGCCAAAAGAAGCAAGCCACACACACTAAGGAGAGGAAAAAATGGGATACACACATTACTGGAAGTTTAATCAAAAGCCATCGGTTGAAAAGTTTGCCGAATTTGTTGAAGGCGTTAAGCATATAACTGCAACTGCCGATGAAGCGGGAATCGCTATCGGTGAAGAAGTTTACGAGGCAGGTTATCTAAGTTTCAATGGTGTCGGGAATCTAGCCTATGAGACTTTTGCCATTGACCTTGAAAATGAGGGAGATGATTTCTGCAAGACTGGTCAGCGACCATACGACACGGCGGTAACTGCATCTCTCATCCTCGCTAAGAAAATCTTTGGCGATGACATCACAATCCGAAGCGATGGAAATTGGGCAGATTGGTCAGATGGGCAACTGCTCTTTGAATCCGTCTATGACATCCAGCCAGAATCGGTTCTAGCATGAGCGGTGTTCTGGAGAAAATGCGGAAAGAGCGCCATGAGCGCTGGATTCGTGACTGGTCAGAGCGCCTTGCTTGTTGCTTAAACTGCGATAAGGAATACACGGATGCTCAGGTAATTGTTGTGGATGAGGAAAAATCATGTCCTCATTGCAAAGTTCCAGAACATAAAATGTATTACTACTGCTCCGAGCATGGCTCATCAGGTGATGATTGCGAAAGATAAGTTTTCGTAGATTCCATCAGATTATCAACTGTGATTAAAAACCCTGTTGAATGGTTTGGTGGAATTTCGCAATTTATCCTTCTACCGAATCTAGTGCAAGCATCTTTGAGAACTACAACTGGCACAATGAGAACTGTTCCCTCTAGGTTAAATGCCCAATGCGATGCCTTGGTAGCCAATAATCCAGACGGATACCAGCCCTGTGTATTGGTCGAATAGCAATAAATCTCAATGTATAAATTTCCTGTTTCTTTCCAGCGCCTATCGGTTTTGACCTCAACTGTTTCGACAAGGTGAGCCACATACTGCTCACCATCTTGACCAAAACGAAAGTCTAAATCCCAATCTGAATTCTTCATAGTGTCCACGGATTCGACTGGGTAAACGATAAAGGAGAGATTGGCTCATGTACGGTTTTATTTTCGTATAGCGCTAGGAGAATCGCTTCAGCGCGGTCAGGTGAATGAACTCCTCGCTTCTTCATGTCCACCTTTGATTCAATCAAGATACGACCCGATGAATCCGATTTGAATGTTGGACCTGCTAACTGAGCCAGTACAGCGCGGTCTACATCTAGGCGAATCTCTTGCTTTTCCTCTTTAGGTTGGAGCATCGCTCGGGTATTCCACCACATCTCAGCGCGTTGATTCTTGAACTTGGCTTGGTCTTTAGGTCGCTCTGCCACATTGACCCCGATAACCAAGGCTTTCAACTGTCGCTCTTTTACCCATCTATCCAATAATGAGACAACTCCCCATCCCACGCCAATCGTGTCAATCTTGACTCGTACCATATCTGGTACGGCTCTGCTCTTATGTTCTGCTACGGCTTTTTCAATCTCACCAATAATCACACCTGCGACATCAACGGCGTTCGCATTAGCCTTGCCAGATGAGCGATGCGTGATTGAAACTTTGTATCCATCTGCTTTTGCAATTACGAATTCATCCCCGCCATCGGATGCAATATCCACCCCGAGACGGATAACGCTGGATTCGAGATAATCTTCGTTCTGTGTTGCCTGTTCTGCCCAATGGTAGGGAATGACTTTTCCTGTTCCCGTTTGTGGGAATCGGGCATTTACACGGGCTTCAACGAATGGAGAATCTTCTCCGAATTCCCCGATTACATCATCCACCCAACTCTGGTCTACTAGGTGCGTAGCGACTGCGTGAGCCTCTACATGGGGCGGGCAACTGCGACATTGACCAGTTTCCTCGCCCGTAAAGTTAGGGGTGTCGTAAGCCCCAATAGGGATGTTTGCATAGATAGGCGAATTGCAGATGCGCTCGAACCATGTCTGCTCTTGGTCTGTCGGTGGGTTACCCAATACTAGGAGGCGTGTGTGTCCACCCGTCATAAGCGCTTCAAGGGCTGAGCCAATCTTGTCCGAGATACCACCCGCTTCATCTACTACTACGAGCAAATGCGGTGCGTGGATACCTTGAACTGCCGCTTCGTTATTATCGGCTGGGCGAAAACCGTAGGCAACTACGGTGTCATCCATTTTCCATTCAGTCGTAAGAATTTCCCCAGGAAGTTGATTTGCAATGTGAACTCGGCGGATGTTTGCCCACATGATGTTTCGAACCTGCTTGAATGTTGATGCTGTAGTGATAGCCATAGCGGTGCCAGGCGGGTGAACTGAAATCCACCATGCAACGGCTCTCGCCGCTAAGTGAGATTTCCCAGGAGCGTGACAAGCGGGAACTGTAGTTCTTTTATTGTGAATGATGGATTCGAGAATCTCGCGCTGTTTAGACCAAAGTGTTTCGCCTAACCCATCTTCAATAAATCCAATTGGGTCATTCTCATATCTTGCCCATGGGTTTTCTATCTCAGCATCAAGAATTACACCTAACGCATTTTTCTCGTCATCGGTAAGCGAGAGATAAATCTTTGTTCTCTCCTCGGGCGTGGCATTGAGAACGAGGTCTACGAGCCGTTCACCCATTGTTTACCTCTTTCGAATCGCTAAGACTTTCGCTATCTTATCTTCTAAATCGCCCATTTCAATCTGTACCTTAATCGCTTCACCGTTGGTTCCGCCAATTTCAAATCTATCTGTCTTGCCGAACTCCTCTGGTACTTGGCGCTCAAGCCACCATGCAGCCGCTCTCCAATCTCCATCGTTACCGCTCTTTGCGATAACTGCAACCTTTTTAGTAATTGCTTCTGCTCTAGCCTGTTCAACTCGCTGTAAAAATTGTAGAAATATAACTTCGGTGGGATTATCTTTTGCGTTTGGCACTAGCGCTTGGCGTTCTCTTTCAGCCAATCCTCGACTCATCCAGTTATAGAAAGTCTTTTCCGCTATCCCTGAAGCGGTAACTGCCTTTCGAACAGGCGTTCCAATTCGAATGTAGTCAAGGAGCGACTGCTCTTTAACTTCTTCAAGGAGCGCTGTAGGTCGCCCAGCCGATTTTTTGGCAGGTGTCTTTGCGGGTTGCTTCTTAACTACTGTTGATGCCATTGGCTTATTCTACCTCGGTTGTACACGCTTCTAATGGTATCTGTAATAACTCGGCTATGTCAGTCCAGCCGTATATGGTGTTAGCCCATGTGTTCAAATCCTCGGTGTGAACTCTCATCGAATGATTGCCCACTCGGATGTTTGTTCGACCAATTGGAATATGCCCAGGCTTGGTCTTTCCTCCTGAAAGAATCTCGGCAACTTCTTCCCTAGAGAATCCCGTTCCTTTGGTACTTGTACTGGTCAGTAACTTATTTAGTTCTTGAGAGTCATAGGTGGCAAGGTCTGAAGTTCGGTTATCCACGATGAGGATTTTGATTTCCTCTACATCGTCTACCTCAATCCAATGTACGGCTATCTTTTCCCAGCCAAGTTGAACTGCCGCTTGAAGTGTGTGATTTCCTGATACGCAATGTTTCGTAGGGCGATTGACCACAATCGGTCTGTACTGCCCCATGGTTGAGAGTGAATCAATGATTGCTCCAATATCACCCTCACGCGGGTTCAAGGGGTGAGCAAGGATTTCATTTACCGATACGGTTTCTACATCTTCGGGCGAACTCTCGGAGCGCTCCTCAATTCGTTCTGGCTTCTCCATGATTCGCTCTGGAAATCCTAGGCGCTGTTTAATCCCTGCGTTGGCTTTGCTCTTGGTTTTACCGAACTCCTCGTAAAGTTGCTCTTTCCACGCATCGTAGGCATCTTGCTCAACTGAGAACTTCCACGCCGCTATCTTTACTTCGGGGTCATCCTT